CGGAATCCATTCCCTGGACCAAAGGCTGAGGCTGATTACAAAGCATACGCATTCGGCCAGTGGGTGCGTGGTACTGTCCTCGGAAATGCTAAGGCAGCACAATGGTGCAACGAGCATGGCGTCAAGTCGCAGACCGAAGGTGACAACGGCGCTGGTGGATATACGGTCCCTGAGATCGTTTCGAGCAGCCTGATCTGGCTCCGCAACGAGTACGGAATCGCACGTCGATACAGCCGCATCTATCCGATGACGTCTGACATCCTCAACGTGCCAAACGCGTCCACTTCGACCACGACTTATTATCCTGGTGAAGCAACCGCCATCACCGCGAGTGACATCACCTTTACACAGGTCGCACTGACCGCGAAGAAACTCGCGATCCTGACCATCGTGTCGAAGGAACTGAACGAAGACACGGTCATCGACTTCGGCGCAACATTGGCGCAGGACTTCGCATACGGTCTCGCACTTGCTGAGGATGCAGCTGCATTCCAGGGCGATGGCACGAGCACCTATGGTTCCATCACCGGAATCATGCCACGCATCAAGGCACTCTCTGGAACATTCTCCAGCATCGCCTCGATGGTTGTCGGTCCATCCGGATCACAGACTGCACTCTCCAGCTTTACCCTGGCGAACTTCCAGTCGATGGTCGCGAAGCTTCAGCCATATGCCACGCAGCCACGCTGGTACATGCACAAGCAGGTGTTCTACAACGGCGTCGCAGACAAGTTGATTGCACTCTCCGGAAACAGCATCATGGACATCCAGAATGCTTACGGTCCTGAACCAACACTCTTCGGTATCCCGATCTCGTTCGTTCAGAACATGCCAAGCGCAACCGGCGTATCCAAGACGATGGCAGTCCTCGGAGATCTCTCCAAGGGTGTCGCGTTCGGTGATCGTCGTGGCGTATCGGTCGAGGTCTCTGACCAGGTCAAGTTCATCGAGGATGCGCTTACCTTCAAGGCAACCGAGCGCTATGCGTTCAACTGCTTCGATGTCGGAAACGTCACCGCGACAGTGGCCGATCAGGTTCCTGGTTCCATCATCGTTCTCCAGGCTGCCGCTTCGTAGGCTGTCTGACTTCGCAGTCAAGGGGAGCGGGATACCATTCCCGTTCCCTTTTTGTTTTTAGGATGTACACATGCCACTCACAAGAACTCAAGCACTCGACCGACTCGCATGGATGACCGCATCCGACCAGTATCCGTTCCTCGATTCGACCGCTCTACAGCAGCTCGTGGACGATCACGCTCGCTGGACCGTCTGGACCGCATCCACAGCCTTCGTCGTTGGCGACATCATCATCCCGACTGTCGCGAATGGCAGACTGTACCAGTGCGTGATCGCAGGGACATCGAGCGCCACTGAGCCACAGTTTCCGCAGTGGACCAGGACAACCGGCTACAGCGTCAATGACGGATCAGGTGACCTCTTGTGGCAGGACATCGGTCCCGCGAACGTCGAGCGCTATGACATCCGCACAGCTGCGCGACAGGGCTGGATTCGCAAAGCGTCCAGCATCACGCACCTCATCGATGTGAAGGACGGTCAGGTCGACGCTAAGATGGCCGTGCTCCGTGAGCATTGTCTCGACCAGGCGAAGCGCTTCTCACCGATGGTGTTCGTATGATCCCGGCAGCTTACAGCACAGCGCTCAAGAACGCGATCCAGGCGTATTCGTACGCAGACCGTGTCGCGATCTGGCGAACCGTCAATCAAGCAGATGGCATCGGTGGCGTGTCACAGCACTGGATACAGGTCGCTGAGATTCGTGGCACGATATCCAACACCGGCGATACCGAAGGCGTGGTCGGTGGCATGATCGAGCAGTCTGGTACATGGACGCTTACGTGTTCACCAGACGTCGAAGTCAAGGCCGATGACAGAATATACACCAGCGGGAATCCACAGAACCTCGCGCCATACTACGAGGTCATCGGATCAGACTACGGTCACACGAACGCAGTCAGTCAAACCATCGGACTCCGCGCCAGGACAAACGGCTAAGTGTATCCACTGCGTGGTGCAAGCTTCGCTGTCATCGCACCATGATATGAGTGAAGTTATTGATGGGGTGTATGCATGAGTCCTGAGATGTGGGTCCAAATCGGAATACAGGCGTTTATCACGACGGTGTCAATCGGTGCCGCTTGGGTGGCATTGCAGGTCAGGCTGACGCGCCTGGAGACTCAGGTGGCACACATCATCTCGACGCTTGATGGACAGCAGCAGGAAGTGCGCCGCATCGAACAGCGACTCGGTAAACTCGAAAACAAGGTCAGCGCGTTGGAGGCAATCATACAAAGATGAACTCAATATCAATCAAGAGACTCGTGGTCGTTGTGATCGTGGCTTTTGCAGCTGCTTTTACTTCTGTTTTCGGTGACGGCATCCGCACATCCGAAGCACACGACATCAGCGAGCTCGGCGCAGTGATGGCACTCTACGGGAGCAAGGCGGTAGCGGCTGGTGTCTCCGCTGCTGTGTCTAGTGTGCTTGCGTTCCTCACGATGCCGTTCAAGGGTGTTCAAGCCAATGCGATGAAGGTGGGCAAATGAACCTACAGAACGTGGTCATTACGCCATTGGTAACCAATCCAGCAGACTACAACATCAAAGCCGACATCTACGATAACTATGGAAACAAAATTGGAGACTTTGGGCCTGATGGTCAGGATATGTTTGCTTGGTGGGTTCAGCAAGATGAAGGATTTCAACTTGATATTGTGAATCAGTTCAAGTGGAATATGGCACAAGAAATCGTGAATGGTACGGCTGAATAATGGCAACCTACTATGTGAGACCCGACGGGTCAAACAGCAACACAGGCACTGGTTCCGGTACGAGTCAAGCGTGGGCAACAGTTGCCTATGCTCTTGGTTCGACAAGTGCTGGCGGTTCTGGTTTGGTCGCTGGAGACATTCTCTATATTGCACCCGGTGTTTATCGTGGAGCGATTACCCTTGGTATGGCTTCAGCCGCATCGACAATATCTGTTATCGGTGATCCGTTATGTACACAGTTTACTAATGTCAATGTTGGCGAAGTCATGCTCACTGTTGCCACATCGGATAACGCAGTCAGCACAACCACTTTAATTGCCGGTACATCTAAAAACTTTATATCTTGGAACAGTATTATTTTTGATTCAAGTACAGCGTCCGTAGGTGTAAATATTTCAGGATGTCAAAACTGGACATTTACAAAGTGTACGTTTAGTAGTGCGTTATTTAATCAATACAGTGCATCAAATATTCAAGCTGCATATGGAGCGGGTCTTGTTGCAAACCTTACCATTGACCGATGTAGTTTCTTTGGAGGCGGATGCTTACTGCTTTTATGCACAAACCACTCAATTGCAACAGATGTAAGCGTAGTAATCAAAGATGTGTATTGCATCGGGCCGCTATTGCGTTTTGCTGGAGCTACAGCAAGTGCTATTACCAATGCAATCGGTGTAACAATTTTTAACTGCACGACTATCCATGGTGGCATTTTGTCATACAGTTCTAGCGCGAGCGCAATAACAATACGAAACTGTGTATTACATTCTATACAAGGTTTAGAGAGTGGTAGCTCATCGCTAGGTATAAATGAAGACTACAACAGAATATATTCGGGTGCTGCACGTGCTAACACACAAGCTGGTGTAAATAGCGTGGTTGGTTATCATGCACTAGAAACATTTTATAAAGCACAAAGTGGCTTACCATTTTCATACTTAGGTGCAACTACATTAAATGGACCTAACTACAATAGTGGCATTATTACAGGCGCACCAACGTTTGATTTATTCACTAAGAACTGGACTGGGGCAAACCCAGACAGGGGTGCAGTAAGTTGGAACAATGTAAATGGAGTATCGTCATATATTCCAAATGAACGCCTTGTATCGAACACTACAATTGCCCCCGGTTCAACATCACAAAGCATTGAAATCTACCTAGGTTCAACAGGACTAACAGCAACTACTCCCGGATTTTCAGCCCGCTACAACCGCACAAGAACTGCATCAGTAAGCATCCCTCTAGTAGCCCGTACCATTGCACAGGCGTGGACATCTGGTGGCTTTGCGGAGGTAGACGCAACCAACATGCCGGGAGTGTACAGACTCGACCTTCCTGATGCTGCTTTGGCGGCTGG